CTTGTGCACAATCTGCCATTGTTTACTCCTTATAATATCACTAGTGTTCCACCACTAGCTACGTTTATTGTCTGTCCTGAGGACACTGTTACAGGACCTACTATACTAGCATTTTCAGAAGATGAAACAGATAATCCTCCTGTTAATGTTTGTACGTTTCTATATGCGCCATTAATACTTGTTAATTTAGCTGCAGTTACAGTACCGTCTGTAGGGGCTCCTACGTCAAAAGTATCTCCAAATATTACACCAGAAAAAGTTGCGCTACTAGCAGGTGCGCCTGTAAAAGCTATTGTTCCACTAGATGAACCAGCAGTAAACGCTGTTCCTGGCACTTGGTAAACTCCGTTTATATGTATTAATAACTGAGCTAAACTTCCTATTATTTGAGTAGATCCACCAACAGCTATAGTAAACTGTGTTTCAGAACCATTAAAACCTGAACTAATATCGTCAATTAACGAAAAGTTACCTTGAACTATTGGATTTCCTAAATATCCCATTATGCTGCTATCTCCAAAATTGTCCAAAACAAGGGCGTAGTTGAATTTGAAATAAATCTAAAACTATCTCCTCTTACATATATTGAATATTTAATTGAGCTTGTGCTATCTATAGTAGTTTGATGATAAGTAAATGACCCATTACCACTTCTAACAGATGTCGCACTGTCTTGGTGCATTCTCACTAAACTGCCATCACTTGAACTAATCTCAGTTATAGCCCCATCATTTTTGTAAATAGTAACACCTCCACCATGACCACCCTCATTAGTTTTTTGTAATACTACATTTATTATATGTAATAAAGTATTTGACGTAGATGTAGCTGTGAAGTTATGGTCTATACCACTATCTGCTAAAGAACTTCCATTAGAAAAGTCTATATTACCTGAATCATATTTTACTCTAGATGATTTTATAATTTTACCTGCGCCAGTAACAGTGCCAGTGAACGCATAGTTAGAAGATAAGTCTAGCTTAGTATTATCTATTGCATCATCTGCGATTCCGGCTTTTGGTATCGTTGTTACTGTCATTAGTCTAATATCTCCGTTAATGTAATTCCTGTTAATGTATTGTAAGCATTACCAAAACCACCTATGTAAACATTTGTTCCTGATCCAGTATCGTATGCTTGTAATTTATAAGTTTGTGAACTTGTACTTGCTGGTGTATCTAATATCTCACAACCAAAGTTGTAAGGTGTATTAGAGTTACCATAGCCTGACCAAAAGTGATCGTGAGTATCATTAACAACACCTATAGCAGTAGATCCTCTAAGTAATTTTAGTCTATATAATTCAGATGAAGCTGTGCTATGATTTACACCACCAAAAACTCTTACTAATATTTTTGAGCTTGTAGTCGTAGGGGTAATACTTGCAGTATATCCAGTGATATCTGTCCAAGTATTTTGTGCAGATAATGTAAATACAGCAGTTTGTAAATGCTGTACTACTTGTCCAATCTTACCAAAGCCAGATGTCTTTGCACCTGAAGCAATAGCTAGTGTCCCTGCGCTCTCACCAAGCGTGATAGTCTTAGTAGCATCTGTGCCAAGAGGAGAAATTGTTGATACTTTTAATGTGCTCATTATGTTCCTAACCTAAATGCTCCAAATTCATTGTAAGCTGTATTAGCCAATAAATTAGCGTTGACATCATTATTTTGTAATCCTACATACGCTTCAATATAATCAGTAGTATTAAAATCTTCTATTACAGCAGTAAAGGTGCTTATAACTCCTTGTAAACTACTCACTGCTGAGTGATTACCTGAATGAGAAATAGATGAACCATTCTTATATATTCTAGCAGAAAATTCTGCGTCTGCTGAAACACTTCCTGATGATGTATTATGTTCTCTAAATCCAATTCTTAAATAGCAATAATATTTACCAGCTACTCCTGGTGTAAATCTATAATTTGTAGTATTATCATACTTAGAATCTGTATCAAATTTTTCTGTAGCAAAAGCAACTTTTACTGCAGCGTCCTCTGTCGCTGTAAAATCACCTGATAAACTTGCAGCAAAAGCTGGTGTATTACCAGGAAAGTTTGTAAGGGTTGCTCCTGATTTTAAAGTAATCTGTGAAGTATTACTTGAACCAATAATTAAGTTAGAAGTTCCAGATCTAGTGTCTATTGTATCTACGAGTATCTTTGACATTATGCTAATATCTCCGTAGCCATAAAAGATGTTGGAAATCTATAATGGTCTGCATTACCTTTTCTACCAATATATCCAGTAGAGGCATTAACTCTACATTGTATTTTATAAGTTATTTGTGAAGTTGTACTAGGCTCGTCCATTAAATTCATAGATAAATTTACTAATTCATAAGAACCTGATACTGATGCAATACCAAATCCATCATATACACCACCACCTGAACCTGATCCTACTTCTGTGCTATCTCTCAGTAACCTAGTAACAATAATATCTGTACCACCTGAATTAGATCCAAATGCTCTAAAGTCTATTAAAATTTTAGAATCTGAAGCAGTTGGTGTGATATTTAAAGTTACGTCAGTTAAGTCTACAAAAGAACTTGTGCTTGTTGTTGAAAAAGTATTTGTTTTTCTAACAACAACTATTTGACCTACTTTACTTAATTTATTAGTAACACCTGAAGCTGCCTGCAATGTATCACCACTAGCACCTAACGTTAAGCTAGTGCCTGATTGTGGTTCTAAGTTATCTACAAATACTGTTCCCATTATGCTCCTATAACCTTATATGCTCCAAAAATACTTTGTGGAGAGTCAGATTCAAACACACCATCACTACCGCCATGTTTTTCTAAATACGCATAAATCTCTACATAATCAGATGAGCCATTCATGTCTACTGTAGATTGAATACTTAGTGGACTAGCTAACATATTATTACTATCCATTGTTCCCTCACAAACAGAGAAAAGACTTCCGTTTTTATAAATAGCTAATCTATGACTATATATTGTATAACCCGGTAGTTTTAAAGTGGCTCTACCATATACAAAATATTTCCCTGCTGTTGTTGGTGTAAATCTATTTGAAGCAAAATTGTTGTCTGTATCAAATCTTTCAGTGTCAACTTGCATTTTTGTCCAAGTAGCATTACTTATGCTTTCATCACCATTATTATATGCTTCAAAAGCCGGAGTCATTGCTGCTAATGTTTGAGAGGCTCCACTGGCTAAGGCAATTGTGTCACCACTTTCACCAAGAGTTACTGTAGAGCTACCTGAAATTGGTTTTATTGTATTTACTTCAAGTGTACTCATACTACTGTAAGATTACCTTCCACTGTAATAGTACCTGTAAATGTTACAGGTCCTGCTAAGAATGCGTTATCGGTTGATGCTACTGTAGTTGTAGCAGTTATGGTTTGTAAGTTTTCATATACACCATTGAACGATGTCATCATACTAGGTTGAATACTGTTTGCACCTGGTGTGTTTTGATCAGTTATAATACCATTTAAAAAAATAATAAAACAAGAATCAGAAGATGCTAAAGCTGTTGTAAAAGTAATTTGTGCTGCATTTACTGTATAATCAGTTGTAGGTTTTTGACGAACTCCGTTTCTTAAAACTGCTATATCTTCTGGTACAGCTACACTTTTTGTTAAAGCATATGCAGTAGAACCATCTCCTGTTAGTGTTTGAACTGATGTTGTTGTTGTAAAATCTTTTGTTACTGGATTTCCTAAGTAGCCCATACTATCTCCTACGTGCTTGCTGAATCAACTAAAGATACCCAACCATGTAAGCTAGAAGCTGTATCGCTTTGAACTTTTAAAACATCACCACTTTGTAACACAATTCTAGAACCACCATCTATTAACTCTACTCCACCGCCTGCTGCGATAGGATATTGATAAGCTAAAAATGAATCAGCAGATCCACCACTAGCTGTACTTGTAATATAAACATTTGCTTTTATCGTAGCGTTAGTTATATTAGTTAGTCTAATTCCTATAATAGTATCATCTGAGTTAGATGTTAAAACTGTTCTAGCTGTCGTACCGATCGCAATATTTCCTGATGAATTATAAGGTATTTTTCTTTCAAAATCTTGTGCCATTATTTCCTCATTTATAGCATTAATGCCATTTTAGTAGCAAAAGCCGGAGAAGCTGCTCCTACAGCATCGCCGTTATTATCAATGTATATTGTTTTAGAAGCAGGTAAAGTACAAAATACAGTTTTAGTTCCTGCTCCGAAATCTACAGCACTATCAGAATTTGAACTACTAATTATCGTATCTCTCGATAATGTATCAGGACTAGCGTCAGTAACTGTTCCTATACCTACCTCAAATGCTGAATCACTTACGATAGCGTAATAGGTATTGTTACTATTACCTATTCCTGATACAAAAGATTCAAAACCTGAAACAGCTCCGGCTAAGTTTACAGTGCCAGTTCCTGTCGTGGTTGTTTCTTCCTTTACTCTATCGTTTACTACAAATGCCAATTAAAACTCCTATGCGATTCTAATTAAAGCATTACTAGCATCAGCAGTAGGAAATTGTATTTCAAAAGTTCCGTTTGAAGATGATTTATCACTACCAAAATCTAATACGCAAATAGCTGAATTAGAATTTGAGCTATTATAAATCAATGCTCCTCTTGCTGTAATTGTAGCACTAGTGAACGATACGTTTGCTGCATCGAAGATCGCTGTAGTTCCGTCAGTGCTAACAGATACGCTAGATAGTGTTGCGCCACCTGCTGAATAACCTGTACCAGATACTTCATTCGATGTAGAGTAAGCAGTTGTTGCTGCTCCTAGTGATGCTGAACTTGTATATAAAGCTAACTTTAATGTGTCAGAAGTTAAATTTCTTCCTGCGTTCATTAAGTCCTCTTTAAATACAGTGCAGAGTGCTTGTGTTATTGCCATGTCTTACCTCCTTATTGGCTTCCTGTTAAGGTATCCGTACCAGCCGGACTAGCAGGAAATTCGTAGTCAGTTCGTCTTCTTCTCCTAGATTGATTATTTAATCCAAGAACAATTTCCTGATATCTTTTATCGTATAACGCATAATCTTCCATATTTTTTGTAAATATAGAAGCCTCTGATAAACAACCATATAGTAAAGCATCGTCTGCGTAAGTAGTTAACCAGTTAGTTGTATTACTTGCTGAAAGAGTTGTTATGCGTGCTATGTATTGCATTTCTACTCTATAATTAGAATTAGGAGTAGGAGCAATTAAAGTTGAGTCATCGTCAAAATTTGCAAAGAATTTAGGCACTCCTGTTTGCGTAGCATCAGGCCAAAATTCATATATAAATTCATCAGTTTTCATTTCAAGGAAGATTCTATCATCTCCGTTTTGTATTAAAAGGTTTTTTATAATTAAAAGATCTGTAGGGTTATTCATAAATCTATTGCCACTAGTTAGGGTACTAAAAACGTTAAAAGTAAACGCTTCAGGATCTATTTCTCTTAGTAATCGTTGTTCTGTATTATTTATAAAAGTGTCTAATTGATTAGTGAAATCAGTACCAGTATTCTGCATCCAAGTTTGAATATCTGTTTTTAGATCTGAATATGTAGTTGCCATTATTTTATACTATCAGCTTTTGCAAATTTATGCGATACATTTCCTCTAAATGCATATGTACCAAAATGAGTTAAAGGACTTTCTATTTCGGAGTATATTTTACCTCCTATTTTTTGCCATCTACGGCAGAAAGTATAGTCTTCACTTAAATATCTTTTACTATCTGGATCTATCATACAATCGAAAAAAGAATAACACCAGTCGCTTGAGTAAGGTTTATTATTAATAATTTGATCTGATTTATATTTTAGCTCTGGATAAGCTTCTCTCATTTTTACAAATACATCTTTTTTAATTAACATGAAACCAGTTGCAGCATCTAATACTTCTACAAATCCATCTTCCATTGATATATTATAAGGATCTGCAAAGTTTAAATTATATCCTAATAATTTCTGTTCTATTGAATCTGTGTTTCCTTTTTTTAAATAATAATCAAGATTTTGCCATTCAATAGTTTTTCTAGGATATATCGCACTTACAACTTCCTTATTATAATTTAATAACTTAGTAACTAACTGAGGCTGAAATGCAATATCAGCATCTACAAATAATAAATGGGTACACTGCTCACTATCCATAAACTGAGAAACCATAGTGTTTCTTCCTCTAGTTATAAGACTTTCATTACCCATTGTATTTATATGAACTTTATATTGATTATTCCTAGCTTCTTGTAATAATTTTACAACGCTATGAAAGTAAGCTTCGTGCATTACTCCACCATAACATGGCGTACATAACATAATATAAGGTTTATTAACTAATGACGACTGAGACATTTCCTAACTCCAATCCGATAGAATTCCCTGTAGCTACTGCTACGTTTTCTCCTGTGTCTCCAAACGTGCCAGGGAATATTACTGATATTTGATTTGGAACACCTCCTGTAGCTGAAAGAGGTGCTTGTGGTCTAGCATTTTTTAAAGCTTCTGGATCGTTAAATACAATAGGAGTTAGTTGAGGATGTTTAGATTCATACTCGCTTGTATGAACTAATAATCCATTCCATTCACGAACCATTTCTCTATATGGATATTCTAAACCTGAACGATCTGAAATAGCCCTAGCATACTTACCTTTCGCAAAAGGAAAAGAAGGTGCTTTTACAGGTTTACGTCTATTATCAAAAACCACTTCTATAACCTGGAACTATTCTAAATGTTTCATTTAAATCAGCGTCTTTTGCTCTAGTAAAAGCAGTTTCATATTCAGCTTTTAAAAAAGATATTTTAGTTAAATCTACTCCTGCTCTTTTCATTCCCATATAATAAGCTAATCCTGCTACCATACATTCATAAAATCTAAAAGGAATATCTATATCTTGTTCAGCACCACTAGAACTTAAAGCTGTAACATCTTGTATTTTTCTTATTCTCCAATATGTAACTGTATCTGTAGCGTTTTCTGGAGCAGGATAAAAAAATAAAACAGGGATTTTATCTTTCTGTAAATAATATTGAGTAACTCTACCAGTTGTATCTTTATTAGGATATGCGTTATAATCAGTTAAACTAATTCTTTGAACACTAAAATCTGTGTTATCTCTAGTTACATAAAGATCTATTATATCAACAGTATCTCTATCTAATGTATATGAAGCTGTATTAGCAGTTAGAGATAAAGTTTTCTTTTCTAAAGTCCACTGATTAACTCCTCGATTAGCCCAATCAGCAAACATAACATTAAGACTACGTTTCGCTGAACGTATGTCATAACCTAATATAGGGTTACCTCCGATACGATCTAAAGCTTCTTCTATCGCATCAGTAACTGTTAGGTTAAAAGTAGCTGTTCCTGATGTAGCCATTACGCCATAAATACTGTTATCGCTGAAACACCTGCAGTTAAGTTTACAGCAACATTAGTTTTGCATTTTAAACCTTCAGATGGTAAAGAAATCTGAACTGGTCCCGATGCTGCACTTGCTGCTGTAGCTAACGTAAAGAGTGTTGAACTACCATCTTTGAA